CTATGTAACCCTGTAACCGGGCCAAGAAAACAAGGGGATTGGGGTGGGAACACGGTCCGACCTACAGATGATCGAGCAGGCAGTAAAACGCGGATGGGCAATCCCCGACGCGGTTTTTTCTCAACTGCCGGAACAGATGGCGAAGATTGCACGATCCGGAAAGCCGCGGGAAGCTGTCCGGGCTGCTGCAATTTTGGTCCAGATGAATCTGCACAATGGCCAGCCGGCGGTTCGGCTGCCGGCAACGCATGTTCATGCTCACGCTCATTTACCCGTCCCGCCGAGCCAGGCAAATGGAGACTCCGCCGCACCAACAGCAACTGACGCTCCAAGACTTGAACTCATTGAGCGAATCCGAACTCGCCTCGCTGACGCCAGCGGAGCAGTCAGCCCTGTTGCAGCTGATCGACCAACTGCAGGCGGAGGAGCGGGAGCGGATCCGGTCGGAGTCCCGACTGGCAAACCGCGAGAAGGTGGCAAAGCACCGGGCCGCGTTGCGGGAAATCGGCGAGATTCCGCCCGTGGTCGATCCCGCAAAACGGGCTGAGTGTGACGCTTCACTGGCCGCGTTTTTGCAGACCTGTTTCCCTGATATCTTCCACCTTCAGTTCTCCGCCGCCCACCTCGAACTGATCGCGGCTGTTGAGCGGGCTGTTTCGATCGACGGAAACGAGGCTTTCGCCTGTGAGCGCGGGTTCGGCAAAACGCAAATCTCTATCGGTGGAGCATTGTGGGGCTGTCTCACCGGCCGCGTGCGATACGCTATGATCATCGCGGCGAACATCGACATGGCAACCAGTCAACGCGAGGGCATCAAGCGGCGCCTCGAAACATCTCAGCCGCTGTACGACCTGTACCCGGAGATCTGCTATCCCATGCGGACGCTGGCCGGATCGCTCAAAATGTCCGCCACCTACCGTGGGCAGCTGGTGCGAATCCGCTCCCGCCCTGATCTGGTTCTCCCCTGCATCGCTGGTGCACCGGGCTCGGAGGCTGTGATAGCGTGCACGGGGATTGACTCCAGCAGCATCCGCGGCAGGTTCTATGACAGAGCCGACGGCACGACCGCCCGACCGGATCTGGTGATGCTGGACGACCCGCAGGACGACGCGACCGCGCGGCAGCCGGAGCTGGTCAAAAAACGCTCCATCAAAATCCGGCAAGCCGTGACTGGGATGCGAGGGCCGGGGCGGAAACTTGCAATGCTGATGCCGTGCACCGTCATCGCCAAAAACGACCTCGCAGACGAATTCACGGACCGGCAGCGCCGGCCTGAGTGGTCAGGCCGGCGCATTGCCGCCATGCCTTCCATGCCATTGGACCTCGACGCGGAGCACCCGTTGTGGCATAAGTACGACGAACTCCGCCGCGAGGACCTAGCGATGGGCGACAAGACGCGGCAGCGGGCAACGGATTTCTATTTGGCCAACCGCGAGGCGATGTCTGCAGGGGCGGAAATCACATGGCCCGACCGCGTAGAACTGGGCTGTGTAGACGCCTTGCAAGCCCTGATGGATAAGTATCTCTCAGACCGGCAGGCGTTCTTGGCGGAACAACAACAGAACCCGCAGGGCGATGAAGACGTTTCGGCTTACCTCGACTTCAACGGCATCGTCGGGCGGTTTAACGGCCTCCGCCGCGGGCAACTGCCACCCACTGGTTCGCTGCTCACGACTTCCATCGACGTGCAGGAGCACCTGCTGTACTGGCTGCAGATCCTGTGGGCTGACGACCTTTCAGGCTGGATTGTAGACTGGGGGACGTTCCCGAAACAACCGGTGGCCGACTTCCACCACATGCAGCCGCCGCGGACCATCCACGATTGGGCACGCAAGGCGTTCCCGCGGCAGGGCATGACGTGGGAGGAAGAGCACCGGGCGGCACTGGAAGAATGTTTGCGGACGCTGCCGCAGCCTGAGGGGCCGACCCCGGGCCCCATTCTGGTGGACAACCGATGGCACAAAGCACAGCAGGTGGTGGAGTCTGTTTCGACCGCCCCCGAATTCGCCGGCACCGTGGTCCCTGCCGGCGGCATCGCAGTCGGGGGCAACGATACGGCTATCTCCGCCCGCAAAATGCAGCCCGGCTCAAAGCGCGTGAGCAAAGATGTTGAGTGGTACATCAAGCGGGAATCGACAACGCGGAAAATTCTTCTCTTCGACGCCAACGTCTACCGCTCGCAGCTCCAAAAGGGCATCGCGGAAGAACCCGGAAAGCCGGGCTCGATCACGTACAACTCACCGTTCGCGGATCCGATTTTGGCCAGCCACCTCGCCTCAAAATCTGTTCGTCTCACCGTTGACACGAAGCGGGAACTGGAGATCTGGACAAACAAACCCGGACAGGATCAGGACCACTGGCTGGACTGCGCCGTAATGTGCCGCGTGGCCGCGGAACTGGCTGGGCTGCGGATCAACGGGGCACCTGTGACGAAACCGCAACGCCGCCGGCACACTGAATTCACGCTGACGAAACAGCCCCGAAAGCGGGGTGGGTTATGACAGTCCCGCAACAACACGGGCTGAATCTTCCCGACGGATGCGGCATGTGTGGCTGCCCACAATTCGAGATCGTCCGACAATACAAAACCCGTGGATTCATCAACGCGATATGGAAATGCACGGTTTGCCTCGCTATGAATAGAACGCAGACGCCAAACGGCTACATCAAAAAAAAGATTGCAGAGGAGGCTGAGGAAAATGACACCGGAAGAAGCAGCCGCCGCCCCAAAAAGAAGCGTAATTGGTGGTGAGACGATCGAAGAGCACAGCCTGCAGGACCGAATCGCCTACGAGCGATGGAAGGCACAGCAGGACACCGCCGGCGAATTGCCCGCCGGCCGTTCGATGCTTCGACGCACGACGTTGACACACAGGAGACCATGACAGTGGATGACGCACAGCAGCCCGCAGCAGTTCCGCCGCGGATCACAAAACAACAGGCGAGGATCCGTAACCGCCGGCTTTCCATCCAGCAAGTCGGGCCGCAAAAGGTTCCGCTCAACGCTGCGTTTGACTACGCCGAAAGCAACCCGGAACTCAACGAGGTTTTCGCCCGCGCTCTTCATGAGTCCGGGCTGACTTCGTTTGACCGGGAAACCCGCCGGCGACTGGTGGACCGCAGCCGCTACGAAATTCTGCAGGCCAACGAGTGGTTCAAAGGCTCTGCCAGGCAGGCCGTGAACTGGGTTATCGGCCGCGGGCCGTTCCTCGAAGTCAAACTCGAAGGCAACTCGACAGCCGCGCGGCAGGTGGAACGGCAGTTCAACGCCTGGTTCCGCTCCGTTGACGGCGCCCGCAAAATGCGAGTGATGCAATGGGCGAAAATCACTGACGGCTCGGGCTATGCCATGGTGACGAACAAACCGGTCCCTGAAGGCACCGTGTCGCTAAACTTCGTGCCGTTTGAGGAGGAGCAAATAACTGCGCCAGTGGGCTCAATATCAGGTAGCGACTGGAACACGCAGTACCTCCTCGACGGCATTGAACTGGATTCACAAAACGACCCCATCGCGTACCATGTTCTGCCGGCACACCCGGCCGACGAATTCGCACTTAACACCCGCCGTGTTCTCGCTGAGTACGTGATTGCCGTCTGGCAGTGGGAGCGACCTTCGCAACGCCGCGGATACCCGGAACTTGCCACATCGATCGGCAAAGGGCCGATGATGAGGATTTACGATCGGGCCGTTATCGACGCTGCAGCCACGGCCGCAAAGCACACGGTTCTCGTCGAAACCAACGTCGATACCTTCGGCGATGGGGACGTGGCTTACGACCCCGTGGACCCCGACGTGCAGATGCAAATCGGCTACGGCATGCAGACCTTTCTGCCGGCCGGCCACAAAGCGACGCAACTGAAGCCGGAGCAGCCCACCGCTTCGCACGAGAAATTCACTCGCACAAACGTCGCCGCTGCCGCTCGACCGCTCGGGCAGCCCGCACAGATTGCGACAGGCGACAGCGCGGGCATGAACTTCGCCGGTGGGCAGTTGGGCCGGCAAGACTACGAACTGGACGTGGACGTACAGCGGCAGGACTGGGAAACCCATTGCCTGAACAAACTGCTCCGGCACTTCCTCGACGAAGCCGTTTTGCTCGGCCTCATCCCGGCCGCAATTGCCGCCGAAGCTCTCACGTCCCACGAGTGGAGATGGACGCGCCGCCGGCATCAAGACACCAACCGCGAGTACACTGGACGGCAGAAGGCTTGTCAGTCCGGTCTCACATCGCCCGCATTCTGGCAGGAGGATGACGGGGTAGACCCGGAGGAGGAGGACATCGCCGCCGCCAGGTCCTACGGGATCACCGTGGAGCAGTTCCGCGAAGCCCGTTTCCGCACCCTATTCCCTGAAGCCTCAATGGCAATCCTCGGACCGGGATTGTCTGCAGCACCAACGACAAGCCGACCGCCAGGAGACCAGCAGAATGGATAAGCCAATCACTCTCAACGCCGCCAGCCCGATCACGTTTCCGTTGTTCGGTGGCCGCGCTCTTCTGGAAGCCTCCGCCAGCAACGACAAGATCCGGAAATTTCGGCTGCTGGCCTACACCGGGGGCAAAGCGTATTTGCCGACCATGTCTCTCCCCGTCGTGTTCGACCTTTCCACGCTCTCCATCGCTGATGGAATGCCGATTCCGGCGCTGCTGGACCACGATAACACCAAACCAGTGGGACACACCGAAGGCGTGCAAATCGGACCGGAGACGATCACGGGCTATGCAATCACCAGCGCGGAAACAGCCGCGCGGGATCAGGTTGTCATGAGCGCCGCAAACGGATTCGAATGGCAACTCTCCGTGGGCGTCGTGGCCGATCGGAACAATATTCAGGAGGTTCCAGAGGGTTCGATTCTACAAATCAACAATCAGATGTTGACAGGTCCATTCTTACTGGCTAGGAATGGGGAACTGCGTGAAATCACATTTACTGCCACCGGCGCTGATGCTGGTGGCGCCGTCGCACGCCTCGCTGCCAGTTTTGGCTCAGGAGCACCGATGAAATTTTCTCAGTATCTGCAGAGCCTCGGGCTGACTCTGGCGAGCCTGTCCGAAGCTGCATTGTCCGCCCTGCGGACCTCATGGCAAGCCGCACACCCCGGAGCGGAAGACGATAGCGCATCGCCCGCCGATCCCGCGCCCGCACCTCCGGAACCAGTTGCGGGCGACCCCGCACCGGCCCCGCCCGCAACTCCCGCACCTGCACCGCCCGCCCCGACTCCAGCCCCGCAGCTCACCGACATCGAGCGACAGGCCGCCGAAGCCGCTCAGCGGGTGCAGGCCCTCACCAGCCTGAATGCTTCGCTGGGCAACCCGGAAATCACCGTCGGTGGCCAGCGGGTCAGCCTGCTCGCCCATGCAATCAGCAACCGCTGGACCGTAGAGCGAATGGAGCTGGAAGGGCTTCGCCAGCGACGCCCGGAAGCCCCTCGCCCAACCAACGGCGGACGTGGCGAGCCGCAGGGCAACCGCGAAGTCATGCAGGCCGCACTCTCCGCTGCCTTCGCCAGCCGCCTCGGGGTCGCCAACGATCACGCCTGTTACACCGCTTCCGCCTCCCGGCAGATGCGACGCCTGAACGCTTCGCTCACGCGACCGGTCAACGACTCGATCCGACAGCAGGCGATGGACTACGCCGACCGCTTCGCCGGTCACTCGATGGTGGACTTATTCGCCGCCGCCGCTCGGCTCGACGGTGTGGATCTCGGGGCACTGGGCCGGCCGTCAAACGACGAATGGCTGCGTGCCGCGTTCTCTTCCACCTCGATCACCGACATGTACACGCAGGCCGTCAATGCCCGCGTAATGGCATCCTACGTGGAGCAGACATCGCAGTTGATGGAACTGGTGATGGAAAGCGACGTCCCCAATTTCATGCTCAACGAGCGGAAGCAGATGGAACTGCAGGGCGGTACCCCGCGACGCCTGCCAAATCAGGGCGTGGCAAAAGACATCACACTTTCCGCCACCGGCGAAGAAGTCCGCGCCTACATGTACGCCGATCGCTTCCAGTTCTCGGAACAGGACCTGATCGACGAACGATTCGACTCGCTTCGTTCGGCAGGTGACGTGATGGGCCAGCGCAGCCGCCGGCTGCTCTACGACCTGATTGCGTACGTGTTGATTGCAAATCCGAACATGAAAAACGGACGAGCGTTTTTCAACTCGACTGACGGCAATCTGCGGACCACGTCCGCACTCAGCCGCACCAACCTACTCGCCGCTCTGACAGCGTTCGAGACGCAGACGGAAAACGGGGTCAACGTGGACGTCCAGCCAACTCGGCTGATCGTTTCCCGTGCAAACCGCTTCGCTGCCGCCGAACTGCTCTCCCCAACCAGCCTGATTACTGGCGAGAGTGTTACCCGAACCAGCCTCAACGTGCTGGCCGGTCAGATTGGCGGAGTCCTTGCCGATGCTCGCATCGACAACGGATTTCCCGACCCGCTTTCCACAGATGACGTGCCCGCGACTATCGCCGGCGTTCCAACGTCTTGGTGGATCGCTGACACCCGTCAGCCGGCAATTGAGTTGGTTTACGTGGCTGGCCTCGGCCGTGCTCCTCGTATGCGTTCCGGCACCCTCGGCAATGGCCAGTTTGGTTTCTGGTACGACTGCAGCATGGCCGCCGGTATCGCTCCGATCCGTCGCAAGTCTATTCAACGCAACAACGCCTGAGGGCTCATCCAATGCCGCTCGCACTTGTTACCCGGCGCTATATCGACGACGGCCTTCACGAGGCTGGCGACATTATCGAGTTGACGCCGGAACGGTTCGAGTCTCTGAAGCTGCAGGGGCTGGTAATCGAATCAGCCCCGCAGCCTGAGGCTGCTGAACCAAACGCTCAGCCTGAGGCTGGAGAAACTCCGCCTCCTTCTGCTCCTCCCGAATCCAACCGCAAAGGCAAGAAATAATGCCCGCAGCAACCGTCCATGGTGAATACTCGATCGTCGAAAATGTGACCGCCGCCCGCGAAGTGCAAAGCGGCCACCTGCATCTCTGCCCCGATGGCCGCGTGGGCTATTATGGTGGAGCGCAGACCGTCGCATCCGGTGGAGTCATTCCATCGCTGGAAACAGAAATCGTCCTCAAAATTGAAGCCGGCAACTTTGCAGCAATCGCTGCAGGACAGCCGGCGAACTTCAATTTCACGACGCAAAAACTGGTCCTTTCCGGTGGCACGAACATCGGCACCTATGTCAAAAACAAGGCACTCAATGCCACTCATGGCATTGTTTGCCTCAACAACGCAGGCCAGCCGCTGAACACCGCTCAGGTTCCGACAACGACAACCGCCGCTCCATGATGATTCAGTGACGATCAAACGGAAACCTTTCGGGGGCAGGTTGCAGTGAGGGACGCCTGCAGCCTGCCTTTTTTATTGGCGATGAAATGACTCGGCGACTGGAAGCAGCTCAACACGTGAGATCCCGGACCCGGCAGGTTGCCGGCGTTACGGGCACGATCACGCGCGGGGATGACACGATTGCCGATGATATCACCATCGTCCGCATTTCCGCCGCCCGCTACATGCAGCAGATGGGCGGTGAATTCGTCGTTGACAGCCAGGAACACGTCTGGCTGATTGGTGAGGACGCTTGCCCCGAAGACGTTGAGCTGGGCGACCTGCTTACGGTCGATGAAATCGAATACCGCTTTTGCGAGTCCGCATCGACCGGCCGGCACTGGCAATGGTGGGATGCTGAACAGACCGCGAAAGTCTATATCACGAGGGTCTGGCAATGAGCACAATGCCGACTCAGTTCGCCATTCGCATGACGGTGAAGCAGGCCAAACGTCTTTTTCTCGACCGTCCTGCAATCATCAATCGGCTCGACAAAGTCGCTCGCCGGCGACTGGCGATTTTCGGTGGATACACGCTGCGGACCGCGCGGAACTCCATCAAGCCTTCGCGTGATATGCGAGTGGACGAACTGCCCGCAGACATCAAAGAACTGCTCGGAGAACTGGCACAGCCGCAAAGCGTTAAACGCGACCAGCGGGGCCGATTCGTTGCAGGCGCTCGCAAGGCGCAGGAACTCAAAGCCCGCGAACTGGTGGCACCTTGGCCACAGACCACTGGCAGGCCGGGCGGAGCACCGCAGTATACACTGGACTACAC